CTAAATAAAAAAGGCGTAGCCTCATATCGTAAAGAAAATCCCGGCTCTAAATTAAAAATGGCTGTAACTGGCAAAGTTAAAAAGGGATCTAAGGACGCTAAAAGACGTAAATCTTTTTGTGCTAGAATGAAAGGCATGAAAAAACGTTTAACAAGTGCTAAGACTGCTCGTGATCCTAATTCAAGAATTAATAAATCACTTAGAAAGTGGAGATGTTAAAATGGGAATATTAGCAAGAGGTGCTAGTAAAATTGCAGGTGCAGGTGCTGGTAAACTAACAAAGGTAATGCGTAAGAGTGGTAAGAAAAAGAAACCTACCGAAGTAGAAGGTTCAAGAAAAGATCCAACTACAGGAGGATCTGTGAAAGCAGCTAGAGAAGTAGATGCAGGTAGGTCAGGTAAAGTAAATAGAGGTAAGTCTAGATCATTTACAGAAGAGATGCAAAATGCTAGTTCACGTAAAAGAGCAAAAGAATATGTTCGTATAGAACGTAAGGACGCATCCGATAGAACAGCAGCAGAAAAAAAGTTTCTTGTAGATTACAGACGTACTGAATTAAATAGATCCATGAGAGCTGCTTCAGAATCTAGTAAAACACAAAGAGCTAAGAATAAAAGTAGATCAGAACTATTAGATCCAGCAGGTAGAAAAAGAGAAAGAATAACTACTGATGATGCAGGTAATCCAGTAACAGGTGAGATTACAGGTAAGACTACAAGTAAAAGAGCAGAGATACTTGCACGTAATCAGGAAGTACGAGATAGAATTGCAGCAGATGAAGCTAAAAAGAAAAGAGGCAGAGCAGCATTAAGAGATAAATCTAAAATGGCATATGGTGGTATGGCAAATAATAAAAGACATATGTATGTTGCAGGAGGATCGGTTCAAGATAAGCCGGGTCTAAAAGCATTAGCAAAGAAAAGACCTGACGTAGTTAGAAAAATGGGGTATGATGTCTAAGCCTGATCCTAAGAAGGGTACAGGTAAAAAGCCAAAGGGTAGTGGACGCAGACTGTACACAGATGAAAACCCAAAGGACACAGTAAGTATAAAGTTTGCTACACCTACCGATGCTAGAAAGACAGTAGCTAAAGTTAAAAAAGTAAATAAACCCTATGCACGTAAGATACAAATATTGACAGTAATGGAACAACGTGCTAAAGTTATGAAAAAGAATGAGGTGGTTGCTATAGCTAAGAAAGCAAAAGAGCAACTTAAATCAGCCCATAAAAAAAGGAGAACTTAATATGGCAATGTATAAAAAGAAAACAAAGAAAATGTCTAAAGGTGGAGCTACTAAAAAAATGTATGGTGGTGGCATGGGTATGGCTAAAAAAACAAAGAAAATGTCTAAAGGTGGAGCTGCTAGACGTAGATAATGCCGAATCTTATAAGTAATGTACCCCACTTTAATTGTTGGGTACGTAGAGAGTTCACTAGTAACCATCAAAATTATCACGGTGAATTTCTACATGCGATTGCATTTGCAGTAAATACCATACCAGACAGATCACTTAGTTTTCAAATTGTATTTACTGGGTGTGAAATAGACAGGGAAGATGGACCTCAAGAGAATGTACATGGAGGAGCTATGTGGGCTAGAATGCCGATACAGGCACTCGTAGCTGACATACCTCTAGAAGAGTGGCCTGACCCAATGGAAGATCATTTATGCCAACCTTGGGATTGTGAGTCACGAGAACATGGTACAGTCATTCTGGATAGAGTAAGTTCATCACCTTGGTTGTGTAAGATAGGAGGTGATCTCTATACAGGTAAATATTTATTTACCGTAGATTACACAGGCAATGATATAGCAGATGATCCTGCACAGCATAAACAGTCACACGTAATATATTTAACAGATGCTGGTAGCTGGACAGGAAACTTTGTAGCACTGCCTAATAATAGAGTAAGGGCAACGAGTCCTGCTTTATGGAGAACTGGAGAGGGTGCACCTGACTTTGTACCGTCACAATGGGTGCACTCCGCAGAAGGACACGAGACATACTTAGATCCATCTATAACATTTAATAATTTATATGCAAAGGATAATAAGAAAAATGCCAGTAAAAAGAAAAGTAAGAAAACTAAGTAAGGGTGGTAGCACAGTAAACGCAGCAGGGAACTATACAAAGCCCGGTATGCGTAAAAGTTTATTTAATAGAATTAAAGCTGGCGGTAAAGGTGGCTCACCCGGTCAATGGTCTGGAAGAAAAGCCCAGATGTTAGCAAAGCAATATAAAGCAAAGGGCGGTGGCTACCGTAGCTAGTTATGGGCTACTACCGCAACTACTATGGATACAGGAATTATATAATGGTAAATGTAGCAACAACATGTGAATGCGGAGAAGAGCTAGTATGCATGTGTAATGTAGAATCAGAATATAAATGTGACAGTTGTATAGAGTGTGGCTGTGATCCTGATGTATGTAGATGTGAGTGTCATGGCAAGAGCTAAGTCACAACAGAGTCTAGCAAACTGGACAAAGCAGGATTGGCGTACTAAATCAGGTAAGCCATCTACACAAGGACCAAAGGCTACAGGTGAGAGATATTTACCTGCTAAAGCTATTAAGTCATTATCATCTTCTGAGTATGCCGCTACAACTAGAGCTAAACGTGCAGGTAAGAAACAGCATGTAAAGCAACCAAAAGGCATAGCTAAAAAGACAGCTAGGTTTAGGAGAGCTTAATGCTAGGTGCAATAATAGGACCAGTAGCCAATCTAGCTGGTACATGGCTAGAGGGACAGGTTGCTGAGAAGAAAGCTAAAACAGAAGCTAAGATTGTAACAATACGATCTGATGCTAAAATAAAAGAGAAACAGGCAGCAGGTGAAATAGATTGGGATATAGCACAGGCTAAAGCGAGTGATAACTCGTGGAAAGACGAGTGGCTTACAATTTTGTTCTCGATACCTTTGGTGCTTGCGTTCATACCCGGCTGTGAAGATATAGTTCAAATAGGGTTCAGCCAACTACAACTAATGCCTGAGTGGTATAAGTATGCCATTTCGGTAATCGTAGCAGCGTCATTTGGAGTGCGTAGTGCTACTAAGCTATTTAAAAAATAAGGAGAAAATAAAATGTTAGGTAAAAGAGGTGCTAAAGCATTAGCTAAAAAATTAGGTGGTAATTCACCTAAATTAAAAAAAAGAGTAAGACCGACTAATAAGGAAAAAATTGAAAAGAAAGCACTTAATAGACTTACAAAGTCTGACATGTTTAAACCTAGTATTCTTAAAGATTTATCTAATAAAGAATTAATGGAACAACTACTTCGTTTAAATCTTGTACCAAAAGATTTCAAAAAAGGTGGTATGGTTAAAAAAGGAAAATAGTATGGCAGATGAAAATGTAATTGTTGACAAAGCAGCGTATCAATCTAATAGGCGTTATATGGCATGGACTGCACTAGGCACAATGCTTATAGCTACTACTGCTGTGCTGATATGGCCTGACAGGTTTGCAGCAGCAGACAGTATTCTTATGATGATGTATGGTTCATTGTCTGCACTTGTTGGTGCATACTTTGGCTTTGCAATGCCTAAGAAGAAGTAGTAGCTATGCCACACTATACAAAACCATTAACGAAGGTAGTTAAAGGCTTAAACAAAGCATCCAAGCTACATGCAAAACAAGCTAAGACATTAAAAAAAGTATTAAAGGATCAGAAGACAGGTTACAAAAAAACTGTTCATTCTAAAAAAAGAAAGAAATAAATGAAATACGATACTAGCAAATTACTTGACATGCTCATTAAAGATGAGGGCTTAGAGCTAAAGGTCTATAAAGATACATTAGGTATAGACACAATAGGTGCAGGTAGAAATTTAAAAGATAGACCTTTGACTGTTGCACAATTACAACACTTAGGTCTATCTGATATGCAGGATGTTTACGATAATGGAATTACCCTTTACGGTGCTAGATATATATTGCGTATTGATGTTGACATTGCTGAACGAGAACTCCTTGATGCTCATCCTTGCGTTAAAAATTTAAACGGACCACGACAAATGGTTTGTGTTAATATGGCATTTAACTTAGGCATACCTAGATTAAAGCTATTTAAAAATATGTGGTCTGCTATACACCGCAAAGATTATGAACGTGCATCACTTGAGATGCTAGATAGTAAGTGGGCAGAGCAGGTAAAAGGTAGAGCTACAAGACTAAGTGAAATAATGCGAACTGGGGAATTAAATGACTAGACAGTACACAGAAAATCAGGTAAAATTCCTAGATGTACTATTTGATGAAGCTGGTGGGGATGTAGCAACAGCTAAGAAACTAGCTGGCTATGCAGATGGTACATCTACTACAGTAGTAGTTAAGAGCCTCAAAGAAGAGATACTAGAAGCAACACAGCAGTATATGGCACGTAATGCTCCTAAAGCTGCTGTAGCAATGGCTGGTGCACTCCTAGACCCTACTGAATTAGGACTAAGAGATAAGATGTCAGCAGCAAAGGAACTACTAGATCGTACTGGATTAGTTAAAACTGAAAAGCTACAGGTAGAAGCAAGTGGTGGTGTGATGCTAATGCCACCTAAAAAACAAATAGAGGAGGATGAGTAAATGGGTATTGGATCAACTATAGGAAGAGCTACATCAAGAGCTACATCAAAATTACAAAAAAAGAGTAGGGGTCTAGCTCTTGGTTTATCTAAAAATAAAAATAAAACTATACAAGTAGAAGTAATTCAGGATAAAATACGAAAAGCTGCAAAAAAAGCAGGTACATCAGTAAAAAAATATCGTGAGAATAATCCTAATAATGCTAATGTTAAAAAATTATATGACCTTAAGCCTCAAATAAAATCTGATGATACAATACGTATGAGGCTCAGGAAACGTGGTGTCAAGCAATAGAAAAAGGTAAGTAATGAATAGGAGTTTAGGCAAATGGAAATTACCACAACCAACAGATATAAAGGAAGAAAATGATTGGCTACCTGTACCACGTATTGCTAGAACAGTCCCATTCGGCTACGAAGTGGACCCCGAAGACGAAGACTTGTTATTGCCAATACCCAACGAACTTGATCATCTTGA